CCTGGATAGCGAAGGGGAGTGTTTTTCATAAAATACCCTAAAATTTTAGGTTTATATTTAATTAACTGGTCTTTTTACAGGCCAATTGTCCGGATTGATGTTATGAAAATCTGCAACTTTATGGAATAGAATTTGCAAGTTTTTCCTAAATTTTTTAAAGCTATTATCTTCCCAATTTTGAATAATCCAATCTTTTAGTATAAATTTGAAAAATAAGGCAATATCGTTAGATTGATTTCCATTTGGCAATTTACCATTAAAAAACTCTTTTTGTTGCTCTCTCAATGGTTTTCTAGTGCTATCTGGAGGAAGTTTTTCAAAAGTATCTCGAATAAGATTTTTAGCTATGCAGGATAGATTATCTAATGCCCATTCATACGTAAAACCATAATTAGAAATATAGTTATTATTCCAAAAGCGATTTCCATCTTCATTATCTAAAAGGTATTTAAGGTGTTTAAATGCAATTTGTTCAGGATTATCACCGCCGGGTAAAGAAATAATATGGTGAGATAGATCTTCTGATGGCTTATCTCCATCAAGAATACAAATAGCTTTTAAAGTTGTTGATGTCAGCTCCTCGTCTTTAAACATTGATTTTAAATTATCTGCACCAGCACTCATAGTTGAAAAATGAAATTTAGAAAATACGCTAGCGAAATCCCTATCTTTTTCTGTAAAATGCTCAAAAATTAGTTTAGTCAATTCTCTTGCTTCATTATCCTCTGTAAAAATAGGTATTTTTTTATTTTCATATAAATTTTGACTGGTTTCAGTATTAAGATTCATTCTCACCTTATAGATATCTGGATCAGTCATTAATGTAATAGAGTTTGCTGCTCCTTTTTTTAAATAAGTGACATTGATGTCTTCTTTAAAGGCTGCTTCTAATAAATATAGGCTATGGGTTGTTGAAAATACTTGTATATTGTATTTTTTAGAATATTCATTTATTTTTTTAAGTAGTTTAAATTGTAGGGATGGATGCAGTGTTGCATCAATTTCATCAATTAGCAAGTAACTCATTTTATATGCAGGATTGCTACATGATTCAAAGTGATATTTTAGACTGACTAAAGCGGTAAGCATAATCATAATATTATCTTCACCAGCAGAGATCGTGTTGGAGTCAATTCCATCAATATTAGAGTTGAAATTTAATCTATGTTTAATATTATTGTTATTTTCAATTATTGGCTGCGTAATTTGGATATTAGTTAGCTCTTCGTATAGCGAAACTAGCTCTTTTTGATATGCTTCAGGTAAATTTTTTTTAACTTTAGTAACTACATCAGACAACTCTCCGATAGGAACAATACGGGAAAGACCTAAATAGATCACCATTCCAAATGGGAGACTTTGTTTTTGTCCTCGAGCATAATTTAAGATAAGTCTGAATCGATTTTTAAATACCTCAGCATCTTTCTCTTCTTTTGAATTATGGCGGCGGAAAGCATAAATTTCATTATCAAGTTGAATTTTAAATAATGCCCCCTCAGTGCCTTTTGCAGGATCGTTATAAGTTTTATCCCCTTTTGTAAGGTTCTCAACTTTAGGGTTTGTGTACTTGTTGATTGTACGAATTATATTTAAAGCTTCCGAGTTGACTCCAGTAGTTGTTCGTTTAAAACCTTGGAAGGTATTTCCAATAATGTGCAGAATAGAGCTCTTACAAGTGCCATTAGTGCCGGAAATAAGATTAACACCTTGGTTAAAGGGTAACTGTAAATTTTTTAATTTTCTATAATGAGTAATATCGATATTTTTAATCATATGATTGCCCTTAAAATTGTAAATAATTTTAATTGTTTATTGTGGCACGCTAAGTATTCCAATGTTACTATCTTCGTGATAGCTAAAAATAAACTAGTATCATCACCTGGTAAGACTATACAAAAATAGTTAAAAGTTAGCAACATTCAGTTTTAAAGATTAGGTGAAATCCTAAGGGCGAGATGTTTAATTTATTGGTTTTAAATGAAGTATATAAAAAAGCCAGTAGAAATTTACTGGCTTCAATAAATGGTGCACTAGCTGAACCCGAATTGGTTTGTATTATGTTGATTTTAAATGTTTATTTTTTAAAGTTTAAAATCTTGTTACTAAGCTTGTTACTAAAACTCAAATTCACTACAAATTTACGATAGTTTCTGATGCCATAATACCACTAATAAGCCGCGTGTTAGAAATTTTATAGAAAAACTGTTCACCTTGTTCACCAATCCTTAAAACTCTTTATTTATTATATAGTTATATTCTTTTCTATTGTTCACCAACTATTCACCATTGTTCACCTTTGTTCACTAAACAAAAAAAGATATCTCAATACAGAATATTTAATACTTGGCTGTTCAAAAAACAAGCAATCAAATAACTTTAACTTACCGTATTTAAACGTATCTAAACTATTGAAATTTAAGGTATTTACTTATGTCTTTATATGTTTATAGTGTTGTATTGGCTCATTGTGAGCCGTCTAAATTTAGGCTTTTAGAATATACAAGGAATATAAATCATGTTTAAAAAATTAATTGAGTTACGCCAACAAAAGGCGGGAAAAGTAGCAGAAATGCGCTCAATGCTTGAAAAAGCAGAAAAAGAAAATCGATCATTAAATGAATCTGAATCGGTGGAATTTGAAAAGCTAAAAGATTTAAGCAAGCAGATTAGTGCAGAAATCAGTAAATATGAAACTGTAACAGATGAAGAACGTAGCCTTGAAGGCAATGTTAGTCCTGTAGAGCAACGTAGTGCTAAACAATTTTCAAATGATGAACTGCGCCATTATGTTAAAACTGGTGAACTTCGCAATTTAACTACTAGTAATGGTGAAGATGGTGGATATTCAGTTATCCCACAGTTAGACAAAGATGTAATGAAACGCTTAACAGACGATAGCGTAATGCGCCAACTTTGTAACGTAGTGCGCTTACCGGTTGGAGCGAAAGAATACAAGAAATTAGTATCGGCTGGCGGTGCAGCAGTAGAACACGGCACAGAAGGCACAGCACGTAACGGCACAGCAACCCCGAAACTTCATGAAGTAACAATCGCCTTAAATTCAATCTATGCTTATCCTAAGACTACACAAGAAATCTTAGACTTCTCAAGCATTGATGTTTTAGGTTGGCTAACTGATGAAATTTCTGAAACCTTCACAGAAACAGAAGAAACTGATTTAACTTCCGGTGATGGTAACAAGAAATCAAAAGGCTTCTTAACCTACCAACGCACAACCGAAGATGACAAAACTCGACAATTTGGCAAACTTCAAAAAATCGAAGTGGCAGGCGTAGCGAAGATTGATGCAGATACTTTAATCGATGCGTTCTATACACTTCATAGCAAATACCGCAAAAATGCCGTATGGGTGATGTCATCAACGATTGCAGCAGCATTACAAAAACTTAAAAACAAAAACGGCGATTATATCTGGCGCGATGGTTTAACAGCCGATGCCCCAGCAACATTATTAGGTCGCCCAGTCCACTTCTTGGAAACAATGCCGACAGGCGGAGCAAACAAAGCAGTAATTGCCTTCGGTGACTTCAAGCGCGGATATTTTATCGTGGATCACGAAACAGGCGTGCGAACTCGTCCGGACAACTTAACCGAACCGGGATTCTATAAAGTACACACCGATAAATATTTAGGTGGTGGCGTAGTAGATTCAAACGCTATCAAAGTGATTGAGACAACAGCATAAATCATAGAGGGGCGAAAGCCCCTTTTTTTGCTTAATAGGTGAAATATGAATAAAGAATTTGAAATTCGCTCCGCAACACTTTCTGCCGATGAAGAAAATCAAAAGCTAGTTGGTTATGTAGTGAAATGGAATAGCCCTTCGCAAGTGCTTTATTGTGATTTTGTAGAATCCTTTGCGCCAAAAGCTTTTAGTGACAGCCTGGCTAGTGGCGAAGATGTGCGCGCACTCTTTGAACATGACCACAGTAAGCTACTAGGTCGAACAAGTTCGGGAACATTAAAGCTAGAAGAGGATTCTATAGGTTTACGCTTTGAACTAACCCCACCTGATACAACGACAGGAAAAGATTTATTAGTTAGTGTTTCCCGTGGTGATATTACTGGGATGTCTTTCGGATTCCGAGCGATGGAAGAAGAATGGAAATTTGATGTGGAACCTTATCAAAGAACAGTGATTAAAGCGGAGCTATTTGAAGTTACTGTAACAAGTATTCCAGCTTATCCGGAAAGCAGTGTTGAAATCGCTAAGCGTTCGATGGTGGCTGCTAAAGAAAAAACGCAAAATAAATCTACCGCACTTTTAAGCAAGTGGGTTGATGTAATGGGGGCGTAATATGTGGAATCCTTTTAGACGAAAAGAAAAACGCAGCGAGCCAATCACTATTGATGAATTTATCTCTTACATGGGCATAAATAATACAGGTGCGGGCGAATATGTCAGCCCACAAACTGCAGAGGCTCTACCAGCGGTTATGAACGCCGTAACAGTGATTGCCGAATCGGTAGCATCTATGCCTTGTTATCTGTACGCACTGAAAGAAGATGGGCGAGAAAGAATCTACCGTCATCCGGTTGAATACCTTTTAAATGAAATGCCTAACCGAAACCAAACACCTTACCAGTTCAAATATACGATGATGCGCCATTGTTTGCTAACTGGTAATGCTTACGCAGTGATTGAGTGGAATAACAAGGGTGAACCTGTAAGCCTTACACCTTACCAGCCGAGCGCAGTAAATATCTTCCGAAAAGTAACAGGCGAACATATTTACCAGGTAACGGACTTAAACGGAGTTACTAGAAACTATCTTCAAGATGAAATGTTACACCTACGCCATAGTTCCCTTGATGGATTTATGGGGCGTTCACCTGTGACAGTTTGCCGTGAAACAATTGGACTAGGTTTAGCGCAACAACGACACGGCGCATCAATTATGAAAAACGGATTGATGGCAAGCGGACTAATCTCAACGGCCGAATGGTTAGACGATGCGAAAGCACAGAAAGCAGTGAAAGCCCTTGAACGTTATAAAGGCGCGAAGAACGCGGGAAAAACACCAATCCTTGAAGGCTCAATGGAATACAAACAATTAGGCATGACAAACCAAGATGCCGAATGGTTACAAAGTCGGACCTTCACAATTTCCGATATAGCCCGAATCTACAACATAAGCCCGATTTTCCTACAAGATTATTCCAATAGTAGCTATGCGAATTTCAGTGAGGCTAGTAGAGCTTTCTTATCACAAACCTTGCGCCCATGGCTAACTAACTTTGAACAACAACTCAAAGATGCCTTAATGATTGACTTAACGAGCAATAGCAAGAAACGGCACTTAATCGAATTTGACACAAGCGATTTACTCAGAACAAGTCAAAACGAACGATTCAAAAGCTATGATGTGGCAATAAAAGCTGGCGTAATGTCACCTAACGAAGTACGCAGACGTGAAGGTTTATTGCCTTATGATGGTGGAGATGAATTTAGTCAAGCATGGAAACAAACCGTAGAAGTTAAACGTGGTGATGGTGGACTTAATGGGGTAAATAATGGCGCGGATGATTAGAGCCGGTAAATATAACAAGGCGATAAGTTTACAAAAACAAGTAAACGAAACTAATGATTATGGCGGATTTGTAAGTAAGTGGAAAACCGTTGCGAATATACGCGCAGCGGTTGAACCGTTACAGGGTAGAGAGTTCTTTGCTAGCGCAAGCGTAACGAATGAAAACGTTATGCGAATCCGTATTAGATATGGAACTAATGTAGATAACACAATGCGCGTGAAATACGGTAATCGCCACTTAGAAATAACCAGCATCATTGATAGCAAGGAATCACACAGGGAATTACAACTTATTTGTAAAGAGGTAACCAATGGAAAAAACTGATTTAACGCTTGAAGAAATTAAGCAGCATTTAAACGTAGATCATGATTTAGATGATGACTTAATCGAAAGCTATAAGGTAGCAGCCTTTGAAGTATGCCAAAAGCATATAGGCAAAACCTTTGGTGATGAAGAAACAGAAAACACCGTTCCTTTTACCCCAGCTATAAAAGTCGGCTGCTTAATGTATATCGGGCATTTATACAGTAACCGAGAAATAACAACAGATACGCAGCAAACAATAATCCCTATGACTGTTAAATCTCTATGGGATGTTTACCGTGAGCCGTGCGCTTACTAAGAATTTAGTAATCGATATGCCTTATCAACCACTAAGACGATGCAGCTATCCTAACTGTAAAAACAAAGTAAAGTCCGGTAGATGCGAAGAACATAAGCCAAAAGACACAAGAGCAAGCAGTAGCGCGCGAGGATATGACCATAAGTGGAGTAAGTACCGCGCGCAATACTTACGCTTTCACCCGCTTTGTGTAATGTGTTTAGAGAAAGGAATCTACACACCCGCAACGGTGATAGACCATATTAAGCCAGTAGAGAACGGACAGGCAGACCCGCTATTTTGGGTTGAATCTAACCATCAATCTTTATGCCGTGATTGTCATAGTTATAAAACACGAGTAATAGACCAACGCGGATTTGGTGCGAAGAAGGAACCGTTTTGATATCGCAACAACTGAATTATGGTGATATGTCCACAGTTGAGTTGTGGTCATATGGTAACAACTAAGCCAACCAATCCAAAGTTGGACTTTGCTTTAAATTAAACGATTACAAAAAGACAATTTGAACAGGTGGGGGGAGTTTTTGAAAGAAAGTGGCAAGCCTAAAGAACCGCCCCCCTATACAAATTTTTACGCAAGGTAATTTTTTTGAAAATAAGGAAATACAATGACAACAAAAAACAAGAAAAAAACGCATAATCCACCGAGTTTTTTAGATCCAATCGCTAAAGCGGTATGGAAAGAACGAATTCCGCAACTTCTTGAACGTGGTGATATTCAAGATGCGGACTTAATTCACCTGGAATTATATTGCGTGAATTATTCTCTTTTTCGTGCTGCAGTTGAGGATATTCATAAAAACGGCTTTTCAATAGTAAATAGCCAAGGTACGCAATCAAGAAACCCCGCACTGTCAGCGAAAGCAGATGCTGAAAAAGTGATGGTGAAAATGTCCTCGCTTTTAGGCTTTGACCCAGTAAGTCGCAGAAAAAATCCGGTTGAAGTTGAAACTACAGATATGTTTGATCAAGTGCTTACAATGTAGGTGAAAATGGAGATTTGGCATGAGTATGCGGGAAAAGTTCAATCTGGAGAAATAGTAGCTTGTAAAAAAATAAAACAAGCTGTAGCACGCTATTTTAATGATTTAGCAAACCCCGCTTATTTCTTTGATGAAGGTGTGGTAAATAAGTTTTTGGCTTTCTCTAAATTATGCCCACACGTTAAAGGGCATTTGCGCGGTGAACCTATTATTCTTTCTGATTGGCAAGTGTTTCTATTTGCTAACCTATTAGGCTTTAAACGGAAAGATACTGGATTGAGAAAATATCGTTCTGCTTATGTTCAAGTGGCACGAAAAAATGCTAAATCGACAGTAGCGGCAGTACTGGCTAATTGGTTTTTATTGGTAGAAGGTGGGCAACAAGATATTTATACTGCAGCCGTAAGCCGAGATCAGGCGAGAATCGTATTTGATGATGCTCGTCAAATGTGCTTGCTTTCAGCCCCATTGAAAAAACGCCTTAATATTCAGCAACACAAGCTAATCAATCCAAAGAACAATAGCATTATGCGGCCGCTTGCCGCTAAATCTTCAACCATTGAAGGAACAAACCCTAGTTTAGCTATTGTTGATGAATATCACCTACACACAGACAACAGCGTATATAGCGCGTTAGAGCTAGGGCAAGGCGCGCGCCCAGAAGGTTTACTCTTTGCTATAACAACAGCTGGAAGTAATGTTATTTCAGCCTGTAAGCAGCATTATGATTATTGCGCTCAAATCCTTGAAGGAAATGAGCAGAATGAAAGCCTATTTGTGTTGATTTTTGAGTTAGACGAAGAAAGCGAAATCGACAATCAAGAGAACTGGATAAAAGCAAATCCGAATATAGGTAAATCCATTCCTTACCTTGATTTTGAGAATACTATCAAGAAGGCTAGGGGTATTCCTTCCGAATGGGTAGAAATGCTAACCAAGCGTTTTAATGTATGGTGTCAAGGCTCTACACCGTGGCTAGGTGATGGAAACTGGGCGCAATGCGAACGGCAGTACACGGAAAGCGATTTACTTCATCAAGATTGCTATTTAGGGCTTGATTTATCAAGTACCAACGACTTAACGAGCCTTTGTTATACATTCCCATACGGAAACAAAGTGCGCTTGCTTACAAGACACTACATTCCAGAATTTCAGCTTAACAACGTAGCAAATAAAAACCGCGCAATGTATCGAAACTGGGTGCGCAGTGGTTGGCTAATAGCAACGGAAGGGGATTGTATCGACTACGACAAAATCAGAGACGATATTCTGAAAGATGCTGAACGTTTCAATATCAAAATGACAGGCTTTGATGTATGGAACGCAACTCATTTACGAACACAATTACAAGCAGCTGGGCTTGAAGTAGAGCCATTCCCGCAAACATACCAACGATTTAGCCCAGTGGCGAAAAGTGCGGAAGTTTTAATAAACAGACAAATGATAGAACACAATGGCGATCCAGTACTTGCTTGGGCCTTATCAAATGTAGTTATGGAAACTGATGCGAATGCCAACATAAAACCAAATAAGAAGAAAGCAGCAAACAAAATAGACTCCGCCGTAGCGTTCCTGATGTCTTTCGGAACTTATCAACTTGAATATGGCGATCTGATTTTTGAGTTATCAGAAGAACACAAACAGGCACTAGAAGAATTTAATGGGTTGGATATATGATTAGATGTAAAGAGGCTAAGCAGAATTTACTATTATCGGCAGTAAAGCACTATAAAAAAAACAACCACACTTTTACCTTTATCAGTCTTTATGATGATGAAGAACCTTATCCAATAGAAGAAGTTATTTATGCTTTAAGGTGTAAATGTAATGCTGCAAAACGTGAAATAGATAGCAGACAGAATAGTCCTAATATGGAAGTGTTAGAAACAATTTACCATATTGCGCACAAAAATCTTGAAGATATGAAGAAGGCAGAAAGAAGAATTGCGAAAAGAAGATAAAATAAATCCCTACGTTTCACAACGTGGGATTTTTTTTATACGATGACTACATCGCACGAACATATTATCAAATTGCTAAATTTTTAAAATTTCCCTAAAAAATGATTTAGGGTACGTACTACAAATTTGTAGCGAAGTTATTATAATCTAAACGCAAAAATAAGAAATAAACGTAGCTTATCGCATTTAAACTTTGATAAAATAGAACAATAAATAATCAAAATATTAAAAGGGGTTAATATGATTAAATCTGTCTTGGCTGCATTTGATTCCTTTGTGTTTTCTGCTTTAGATTTTTTACTCTTTTTAGCAATATGCCTTTTTGTAATCCTGTTAGGTTACTTTTTTTGGCCAATCTTAAAATTACCTATATTGATCGGTGCAATATTAGCTATTACATATTTTTGTTATCAACTTTATAAATTAAGAGCAGAACAAAAACGTATAGAACAAACGACAAAATTAGCTGAATGGTCTAAACAAGAGTTACAGCGCCCAATCATTCAACAACTTTTGAAAAAAACAATAAGAAAGTAAATCATTCATTCCCGGAACAATAATTAGTAGTAGCAATAGCAATAAAGAAACTATGCTAACTAATATCTCCGTGAGTATAAAAAATAAGGCCAGATATGGAAAATAAAGAGTATATACTTAGTTTTTTTGTAATAGATAGTATGGGAAATGAAGTAGATAGCGATACCATCTCTATAAATGCGGTAGATAAAACAGACGCTAGAACGAAAGCTGTAAAATTTCTGCAAAAAAATTATAAAGGCAATAGATGGGAAATTGAATCTATTACATTAGCTGAATAACCAAATAAAGCGCATCTAGGCTGATCTCCGAAAGCAAGAAACCTTATCTTGTTGGTGCGCTCCTACCAATAAGGACAAATGCGAAAGGGGCGTTTATGTCGAATCAAAAGTTCTTGCCTAAAAAGGCATATTAAATCACTGATGCGGTAAAATATATCTCATTAAACTACAATATTAATATTTCAGAATACGATTTATTAGAATATATTCAATCAGGTGATTTACAAGCTTCAATTCATCTTGAAGGGCGAATTAATA